CCCCTCGACATCTCAAGTCAGGTTTACTTTCAGTAATGGAGTTGACGACAATTCCTATATATTAAAGCTAAACACTGAGCAGGATAAGTTATATACTAACGTTGTAAAAAAAATAAAAAACAGCGTTAGGGCTAGGATTTTATATCTAGAACAAACTAAGCCCTAATCCATATGAACGCCCCAGCCGTCCCTATACGGCTGGGGCTTAATAGAGGTACCAACCAAAATTCAAAATATAAAAAATTTATTTTTTTAATTTTTTACGATTAAAAATCGTATGTTTACTTACTTTACCTTTACTTAGTACCACGAATAGAAGTAGTATGGCCTGAAAAGATAAGGGGTTTATTTTAAGGGGACCCAAGGGTATAGTAAATTTATATGACTAATACAGATTTATTGACCACAGATCAGCTACGAGAGAGGCTCGAAAAAGTATGGTTAAGACATATAAAATTATGTCAGGATAACTTCCTATATTTTGTAAAAAATGTTTGGCCAGACTTTATTTGTAGAACTGATAGTGATCCAAAAAAGTGGGGACATCATCAACACATAGCTCACGAATTTACAAAGATAGCTGCACATAAAAAAGGAAGGCTCATAGTCAACATGCCTCCTAGACATACTAAATCAGAATTTGCATCCATATACTTTCCTGCATGGATGATAGGTAAATACCCTAAGATGAAATTAATGCAGGTATCACATAATGCTGAACTGTCAGCAAGGTTCGGTGCTAAAGTAAGAAATTTAATTGATAGTCCAGAGTATAAACAAATCTTTGGAGATGTTAAACTAAGAGAAGATAGTAAGGCAAAAGGACGTTGGGAGACCAATCATGGTGGGGAATACTTTGCAGCGGGTGTTGGCGGTTCTATCACAGGACGAGGGGCGGACTTACTTATTATCGATGATCCACATACTGAACAAGACTCACTATCCGATAGTGCGATGGAGAGAACTTATGATTGGTATTTATCTGGACCAAGACAGCGTTTACAACCGGGAGGCTCAATTGTTCTCGTAATGACAAGGTGGGCTCAAGATGATTTGACTGGAAGATTAATCAAAGCAGAGTCTGAACCTAAAGCCGACAAATGGGAAAAAATTTCTTTTCCTGCTTTGCTTGGTGAAGATAATCCTAAACCCGTGTGGCCTGAATATTGGTCTCTAGATGAATTAGAAAAAGTTAAAGCGTCAATATCAATTAGAAACTGGTCTGCACAATACATGCAAAATCCAACTTCAGAAGAAGGAGCAATTATTAAACGAGACTGGTGGGTTCCGTGGACCAAGGAAATTCCTACTTTAAAACATGTCATACAATCATACGACACGGCTTTTAGTAAAAAAGAAACTGCAGATTATTCTGCTATAACCACATGGGGAATATTCACGCCTCACGAATCAGGGCCTGATGCCGTTATGTTAATTGATGCTATTAAAGGTAAATATGATTTTCCAGAATTAAAAATGGTTGCTTTAGATCAATATAAATACTGGCAACCAGAAACAGTTATAATAGAAGCAAAAGCTTCGGGTCAAAGTTTATTACAAGAGTTTAGAAGAATGGGTATACCTGTTATGGATTATACACCAGGAAGAGGACAGGATAAGCATTCACGAGTTAATGCCTGTGCTCCAATTTTCGAGTCGGGCCAAGTCTACTATCCAAGAGATGAACATTGGGCAGAAGAAGTTATTGAAGAATGTGCAGCATTTCCACATGGGGAACATGACGATTATGTGGACAGCACTACCCAGGCTATGTTAAGATACCGACAAGGTTCTTTTATAAAGACTTATTCTGACGAGGATGAGGTACAATCTTATAAAGAACGTAAATATATATATTATTAGGAGAACAGACATGTCGAGAAGATCAAGAAAAAGAAACTTAGTTTTAGGTGCTATAGGTTTAGGAATGGCTGCATCTAAACTAGGACTTTTAAAATCTGCGATGGGTAAATCAGATGTTGTTAGTCAAGCAGCTAAAGCTAGAAAAGCATCTATCATGCCAATAAGAAATTTACCTAAAGCAAAAGAAGCAGTTAAAGGTATAACTAAATTAAGTCCTTCAGCCGTAGTTGGAAAAAATCCAAAATCTATTTTTAGAAATCCTGACGGATCAATTACTAAAGGTTTAGAAAAATTTAAAAATAAAGAAGCTTTCTCTAAGGCTATGAGAGAAAGAAGAGGCGAACGGGGTAGCGGTGGCTTTAAAAGTTTTATGAATAAATTTATCTTAGGACCAAAATCTCAATTAAGAACAGGAAAAATGGTAAAGGCTCGTGGTGGTGGAATGGCGAGAAATAAACCAACTAAACTTTATTAATTTTTAATATGGCTGAAATAGAAAAAGCAATTGTCGAGGAGAAAGAAACTCCTGAGACAGAAGAGGTTGATGTTGAATTAGAATCAGATAACACCGATCAACCCACTGTTGATGAAGCTGTTTCAGAAACTGAACTATTTTTTAAAAACCTTGCCGAAGACATGTCAGACGAGGTTTTACAAAGAATGGCTAATCGATTACTTGATGATTATAAAAAAGATAGAGTTTCAAGAAAAGATTGGGAAACTTCTTATACAAATAATTTAGATTTACTTGGGTTAAATCAAAGAGAGATGACTAGACCTTTTAGAGGTTCAGCAAGTGTCACTCACCCATTGTTATCAGAAGCTGTTACACAATTTCAAGCACAAGCCTATAAAGAATTATTACCTTCTCAAGGACCTGTAAGAACAAGGGTTCTTGGAAGAGAGGATAACGAAAAAATAAATCAAGCTCAACGTGTTCAAGATTTTATGAACTACATGATTACAGAGGAGATGGAAGAGTATACTCCAGAGTTTGATCAATTATTATTTTATTTAGCTTTAGCAGGCTCAGCATTTAAAAAAGTTTACTATGATGAAGTGATGCAAAGAGCTGTATCAAAATTTATTCCTGCAGAAGATTTAGTAGTTCCATATTATTCTACAGATTTAATGGAATGTGAAAGAATTACCCATGTAATAAAAATGGGTGAAAACGAAATATTAAAAAAACAAGAAGCAGGATTTTACAGAGATGTAGAATTAAAACCAAGTTCTAAAGGTCCAACAGATATTGAAAAAAAATATCAAGAGTTAGAAGGAATTACACCTTCAGCTGACAAACAGTATTCTTTTTCAATACTTGAAATGCATGTTGATTGTAATTTAGAGGAGTTTGAAGTTCAAAATCCAGAAAAACAAGTAAAAATTCCATACATCGTTACTATTGATGAAGGCTCAGGACAAATATTATCTATCTATCGTAACTATGAAATGAATGATGAAACTAAAAAAAGGAAAGAATACTTTGTTCATTTTAAATTTTTACCCGGATTAGGTTTTTATGGGTTTGGTTTAACTCATATGATAGGTGGATTAAGTAGAACTGCTACTCAATCACTAAGACAATTACTTGATGCAGGTACATTATCTAACTTACCAGCTGGATTTAAGTCTAGAGGTATAAGAATTAGAGATGATGACCAACCTTTTCAACCAGGAGAGTTTAGAGATGTCGATGCACCGGGTGGAAATATCAAAGATCAGTTTCAAATTTTACCATTTAAGGAGCCATCAGCTACATTATACCAATTGATGGGCTTTGTTGTACAAGCTGGACAAAAATTTGCAGCCATAACTAACATGGATACTGGTAATGACCTACAAAATAGAGCTGTTGGTACTACTGTTTCACTGTTAGAAAGAGGTTCGAGGGTCATGAGTGCTATACACAAGAGATGTTATTACTCAATGAGAAGAGAATTTAGACTTTTATCAAAAGTTTTTGCAACATATCTACCACCAATCTACCCATATTCAGTATATGGAGCAGATCAAGCGGTAAAAGCTACAGATTTTGATGATAGAGTAGATGTAATACCGGTTGCAGACCCAAATATCATGAGTATGGCTCAAAGAGTTACGATGGCAAACGAAAATTTAAAGATTGCTTTATCAAATCCGATGATGCACAACTTAAGAGAAGCATATCGAAGAGTATATGAGGCTTTAGGCACTCAAGATATAGATCAATTGCTTATTCCACAAGAAAGACCAGTGCCAAAAGACCCAGCAACAGAAAATATGGAAGCTATTATGATGAAACCTTTAAAAGCTTTTCCAACTCAAGATCATATGGCACACATAACTGCTCATAGAGCATTTATGTCTACAAGAATGGTGCAAATTAATCCACAAGTTTACGCTTCATTGCAATCACACATCTCAGAACATATTTCTATGTTAGCTCAAGGAGAAATCGGTGCAAAGATACAGGAAGATCCTATGATGCAACAGATGTTACAGGCTGATCCACAAGGTGCGGAGATTCAAATAGCTTCAATGATAGCAAATAGAATAGCAACTCTAACTTTAGAGTTAGCTCAAAGCGAAAACATGGGTAAACAAGACCCATTAGTGATGTTAAAACAAAGAGAATTAGATATAAAAGCTATGGATTTACAAAGAAAAGCAGATCAAGATATGATGTCTAATGAAATTAGAGAAAACGAAATAGATGAAAAATTAGATATAGAAAAAATGAAATTAGAAAATAATGAAGACCAAGCAGCTGAAAGAATTAGAATAGCTGATGAAAAATTAGAGATAGCAAGAAAGAAGGCTAAATAATGGCAGACCCAGTTAAAGGCACAGGTAAAAAACCAAAAGGTTCTGATAGAAGATTATATACTGACGAAAATCCTAGGGATACAGTAAAAATAAAATTTGCTACACCTAGTGATGCTAGAGCTACAGTAAAAAAAGTTGTGAATATAAACAAACCATTTGCAAGAAAAATACAAATATTAACTGTTATGGAACAACGTGCTAAGGTTATGAAAAAAAATGAAGTTGTAAAAATAGCAAAAGCAGGAAAAAATAAAATTAGAAGGATGTTTGGATAATGCCACTCACAGCTAAAGGAAAAAAATTAAAAGCAAAATTCAGAGACCAATATGGTAAGAAAAAAGGTGATTCTGTTTTTTATGCTATGGAAAATTCTGGTAAGTTAAAAAAAGTTATAAAAGCTAGAGGTGGTAAGGATGCAGCAGATTTTGGTAAAAGCACATCAAATAATGATTCAGATAATAATAGAGAACAATATGGAGCTAAAGGCCAATATACTGGAAGAGGAAACAAAGGTGTTGGAGGCAATGAAACAAAAAAAGTAACAGTAAGAACAGGACCTAGATATTTTGATCCAAGACCATTAGGATTACTTACTCCACTATCTTATCAAGTAGGTGTGACTGCATTAAACTTAGGTAAAAAAAAGACTTATGATAGAAAAAATTTAAAAGAACAAAGAAAAGTAGATGTTCTTGGTGGTGAGATGTTAACAACAGGACCTACTGGGCCTACTGGTCCAACTGACAAAGGAGGAAATAAAGGTATTACTCCAACACAACCTATTCAACCAATTGCTACAACAAAAAAAATAGATCAAAGTTTAGTGAGTCCCAAAGATAATTTTTTTAATTTTGTAGCTTATAAAGTTGGTGGATTATCAGGTGGAGTTAGTTATGGACCACCACCCAAAAGAGGACCTAATTCTCAAGTACCCCCAGTAAAAATGAAAAAAGGAGGATATAAAAAATAATGTGGTTATCAGCTATTAAACTTGCAATATCTGCAGGATCAAAAATTTATGCTAACAAGCAAAAGACTAAAATGGCAATGTCTGATGCACAATTAATGCATGCAGAACGTATGGCCAAAGGCGAAGAAGCTTACCAAGGTAAACTTCTTGAGGCTAGACAATCAGACTGGAAAGACGAGGCAGTTTTGATAATTCTTAGTTTGCCCGTGTTGGTGCTCGCATATGCAGTCATCTCAGATGACCCAACAGCGATGGACAAAGTAAAATTATTCTTCGAGATGTTTTCGCAGCTCCCGTCATGGTTTACAAATCTCTGGATTTTAGTCGTGGCATCGATTTACGGAATCAAAGGCACACAAATCTTCAGGAACGGAGGGAAGAAATGATTTGGGCTTGGATAAAAAGTTTATTTAACTCTGAACCACAGAAAGACCCTCACCTACAGTTGTATGAAGACCCTGATTATTCGACAATGTCTAAAGGTGATTTAAAAAAATTGTTAGCACAAGGTAAAATTAAATCTATTTACAAACCTTGGGTTTAATTATATAAAAACTCACATGAGTTTTAGATTAGCTTTACTGAAAGCATTAGAGGATAAATACGATGCTGAAATTTCATCTGCCGATGCAACAATAAAAATTTATTTAGAAAAACCTGTTGGTATTGGAGAACATCCACAACACATAGAAGAGTTAGATAAATTATTTCAAAAGATTGTAGACGCAGAAGAAAAAAAGAAAGCACTCATACCCTTTAAATTTTAAATAATGAACGTGCTAGCTTTTCATCTTGGACACGATGGATCTATAACTGTCGTTTCTGAGAATGAGGTAATCGCTCATCATCAATTAGATAGATACAATAAATTTAAACATCAATCTTTATATACTTTTGAAATATTACAAAAAGTAAAAGATTTTAAAATTAAGTTTGATAAAATTATTTTAACCTCTATGGGACCTTTATGGGGTGCAGCAACTATTATATTTTTAAAAAGATTTTTTTTC